TTGGACTCTATTTACTGGGGTCATTCATTAATTGAATTGGGTGATATTTTAGACGATAATTTTCAAGGTGTAGAACTTGTAAAACGTGAAAATGTACGTCCTGAATTTAAAACGGTAACAAAAAACAGTTCGGATACTCCTGATAGTGGTATTCGATACGATGAAAACCCTTATAAAAATTGGCACGTTCCAGTAGGTAAAGACCATGATTTAGGCGTATTGAAATCTATCATGCCTTTGTTTATTTACAAAAAAGAAGCGTTAGGCGGATGGTCGCAGTACACGGAAATCTTTGGGCAACCAATGAGAGTTGGGAAAACGAACACAACCAACGAAAGTGATCGTGAAAACATGGAAAACGAGCTTCGAAACATGGGTTCAAGTGCCTATGCGGTTATAGGTCACGATGATGAGTTTGAATTTCTGTTTCCTAATGATGGTGCTGCTTTTAAGTCTTACGAGGATTTGTGTCGTTTTTGCGATGAGCAAATTAGTAAAATCGTATTCGGGCAAACAATGACCAGCGATAACGGTTCCAGCAGATCTCAAAGCGAAGTACACGAAAGACTTGCAGAAGATTACGTTCGTGCAGACGCTATCATGATTGAGAACCTAGTTAATAGGGAATTAATACCGCGTATGCGAGCTTTAGGAATAACAATACCAGACGGCTATTTTAAGTATGATTCAAAAGAGCGCGTAACCTCAAACGAGCAATTTGAACGGGTAAAGGAGTTGATAAAATTTTACGAGGTTGACCCCGAATACATAGAAAAAGAATTTAATATTCCTGTAATACCTAAACAAGCAAGCACAACGGGAGGTAGTGCCGAGGGAAAGTACTTAACACGATAGCGGGTGTTAATTCCTTTTATTTTGATAGTACTTGTAATCACGTTCAAATGTCTGAACGCGAAGAGGTCGAAGATGAAAAACTATTAAGTGATGAAGAAATTATTGCACTTATTACGGCTTTTTACTTTGGGCGTAATGGTTTGGATGATCTTCCAGAGTGGTATTACTACAAAGTTGCTGATAAGCTTTTGGAGGGCGTATACGATGGATTTGGAGATACACCAACGGGATTACAAGAAAAGATTAACAAAGCCCGTGAAACAGGCAACAGAAACCTAATAAGGGAACTACAAGAACAACAAGAGGTCTTAATAGGTATACGTAAAAACGTTTTTGAGTTTAGCGCAGCGAAAACCTACGAGCAGCAAAAGCAATTAAGGGCTTTACTGTTTAAAGACGGGCGTATTATGAGTTTTAACGAGTTTAAAAAAGAAGCTTCTAAGATAGTTGAAATAATTAATGATACTTGGTTAAGTACTGAATATCAAAATGCAATAAATCAAGCTATAAGCGCAAAAGAGTATAGTGTTTACCTAGAAGAGAAAGAAAGTTTTCCTTTACTTATTTATAAGACTCAGGAAGATGAAAAGGTAAGGGATAGCCATAGATTATTGAATAACACTATTAAACCCGTAGATGACACGTTTTGGGCTTCCTACTATCCGCCTATTGCTTGGAATTGTCGTTGTTTTGTTGTTCAGTCGAGCGCACGAGATGCAAGAAATGAAGCCACAATAAGCGAAATAAACGAAATATCGCCAACTTATTTCAGGTTTAACGCTTGGATTGATAAAATTGTATTTGGTTTAACTCACCCATATTTTAATGTAAGTAATGAAGAACAAGGACGAAAAAATAGAAACTTTGGCTTGCCCATCCCAGTGCTTGACTTGTGATTGGTTCGGGCTTGAATATTGTATTGATCCTGAAAGATGTTTTAAATGTGAGGGGAAACAATTAACGTTAATTTTATGATAGACTCTATTGAAAAGTTGCTTTATATGTGCCTAATACCTATTTTATCATTAGGGTTTGTTGTGTCATTCATTAATTCAAATGTAATTTACAGTTTAACTTTTGCTTTTTTAATTATTATCCCTTTGTTTTTTAAAAAAATTGCCAAGTAATAAAACCATAACGGGAAAAATGATTGATTTAGACAACTCGTTAAAAACTGTAGAAAATGAGGTTTTGACGTTGTTATCTAAAGAATCAGTCAAGCACTTCCAAAAATCATTCGGTTCAGAGGCTTTTACAGATGAAAGCGGAAGGCGTAAGAAGTGGAAAAAAAGGGTTTACACAACAGGCAACAAAAACAGAAAAATACTCACAAAAAGAGGAACGTTAAAAAGGTCATTCACTTATAAGGTAAGCCGTAATAAATCAATAGTTAAAAATATTGCTAATTACTCAGGCTATCATAATGAAGGAGCTGAAACGGTTGTAACGCAGAAGCAATTAAACTATTTTAGGTTTAGGGCTAATACCGCCATAAGATCGGATGACGCTGATTTCTGGAATGGTATGGCTTCCAAAAAAGTAGGTGATTTGATAGTTTTGCCAAAACGCCAATTTATGGGGGAGTCTAAGCCGTTGGTTAATAGGAGTAAAAAAGCTATATTGCGTACAATGAAGCAACGATTTAAAAAATTAAACGTTAAAAGTGTAGTGAAAGTATGATTTTAAAAGATTTTTATATTGCGCTACGAGATAAGATTCTAAACGATGTTGAGGAAATTCAGCACGTAAAACTGTTTAATGAACAATTTTTAAGCATGGAAGACCAACAGGAAGAAAGTTTTCCTTTTCCATGCGTGTTTATTGAATACAACGAAATAGAGTGGCAAACGATAAGCAAAGGAATACAAGAAGGAAACTTAACTTTTACGCTTAAAATCGCTATCGAGTTTTATTTGGATAACGTCTATAATAATGAAAGTACAGATTTACAAATATTTGATTTAAAAAGTAATGTTTATGCAGCAGTTAACGGCATGAGTGGCATACAAACAAAAGGTACTTTTTCAAATGTTGAAAGAATAAGCGAGGCTACAGATAACAACCATAATAGCTATTATGTTTACGATCAAACGTATTCAGTTAGGTTAATTGACACGTCCGGTTGTCCAGAGGTTGAGATTATACCAGCGGGAACGGTATCACTACACTTAAACACGGATTTATTAATTGATAATTTTATTATCAGAACAGGAAAATTAAATGGCTAGGACACAAGAAGAAATAAGAAACGAAATAATAACCGAAATACAAACGTATTCGGAATTAGATGATTTAGATGCAGGCGGTAATTTTAGCCAAACGGCAGACTGGTACACATGGACTAACATATTTTCTACAATCATAAATGTATTAGAGCAGCTTTTCGATGTATTTAGTGCTAATATAGATACTAAAATACTTCAATCAAGAGTAGGGAACGCCCGTTGGTTACAAGATAAGGTCTTTAAATTCCAATACGACGAGAATAATCAACAAATTCCAGTTGTTACAGATACTTTTTCTGTAGAATACCCAATAATAAATGAAGACTTGCAAATTGTAAAAGCTTGCAGCGTTCAGCAGCAGCAAAACAGACAGGTATTCATTAAAGCAGCAAAAGAAGATATTAATGGGGATTTAGAAGCATTAAACCAATTAGAGGCAACAGCTTTAGAAAGTTATTTATCTAGGGTTCAGTTTGCTGGTACTCAGGTAATCTTAATAAAAGACCCGTTTACATTTGGAACGCTTGCACCCGATAGGATTTANATAGATGCCACAGTATATTTTGACGGGCAATATGTTTTAAGTAACATTCAACAAGCCGTTGAAGATTCGTTAAAAGAATACTTTAAAAACTTAGATTTCGACGGTTTTATAGTTATTCAAGAAATTGAAAAGGTTATTTTAGATATTGAAGGCGTTTATGATCTAAAGCTAGAAGAAGTTATCAGAAGGGCTAATAATGAGCCTTTGGGATCAATCTTACAAACTAAAGTTTATAATTTAGCGGAGGGGATTAATATAAGACGTGACCCAACGGCAGCAGGTTACATAATTCCAGAAGACACGGTTGGAAGTACTTTTGCAGATACTATAAATTATAGTTTATAATGAATTTATTCTTTTTAAATATACGGCTACTTGTTGAAAGGTTACTACCTCCAAACACTAGGGGCGATGTTCGTAAAGCGTGGCTTTGGTCACTTCATAAGCCTTTACAAACGTTTTGGGATAGTGTATTTACTACCTATCGAAACAATACTTTAAAGCTAACAGATTATAATTCCCAGACATTAGCTTATGAAAAGATACTTAATGATGAAGTAGGAATAACCGAGCCAGACTTTATATTTATTCAGAACTTTACATCAACGCAAACAGCAACGATATTTTTTAACATAACGGAAGGAAAGACTCCTGTNNTTTTTAGAAATTCAGGCGAAACAACAAACACGCCAGTATTATTTTTATAATGAAAGTGAATTAAGAACGGATTACGATTATATTATAAACGTGCCTTTAGCCATTTTTAACGATACAGACAAAAGGAATAGAATTAAAAGCCTTAGAGATCAAATACAGGTCGCAGGCGTAAACTCAGATATAATAAGTTATTAATGAAAAGATTTAGCAATCCATTTTTGAATGGTGGTATAGGTTTCCAAAATGAAGATTGGAACACGGCACAGGGCGAACCATTAGAAGCAGCAGAAAGCATTGTAAAAGGTTTAGAGCCTTGTATTTTAAGCGGTGGAGAAATAACAAGTTTAACACCAACGACAATATCTATAAACGCAGGGCTTTGTCTGTTAGACGAGAAAATTATGCGTTTTGATGCTTACAGCGGTGCGCATGGGTTTTTAGTTGCAGATACACCAACGGTAACACAACGCCAAACACAAGCAGGGGCAACAGCGGATTTTTCCACTACCTATAAAGCTACTTACTCAGCAACTCAAGGGGGTGGGGATTTTATAAGACTTTATGA